GGGTTTGAGTCAGTCACGCTGTATGTTTATGAAGACGGTAAGCTGTACAAAGTAACGGGTTGTGCGGGTAACGTTGCTTTTGCTGGCGAAGCAGGTGGCGCAGGTAAACTCACTTTCACCATGACTGGCCACAAATCAGCGATTACTGACACGGCATTAGCTGCACCAACGCTGGATACAACCGAAGCGCCTATGATAAAAAGTGCTGGTTTTACTATTGATAGTTATGCCGCTTCGATATCAGCGCTTAACTTTGATATGGGTAACCAGGTTGTCATGCCAATGGATATTAATGCGCCGGATGGTTTTGGTGAAATTCAAGTTACTGACCGCGACATCAACGGAACAATTGATCCAGAAGATCAACTCATTGCCACTAAAGACTTTATCAGTGACTGGGAGTCTGGTACTGAAATGCCATTAACCACTGGTGTTATTGGTGGAACAGCAGGCAACAGATTCCAAATCAGCATGCCAGCAGTATCTTATCGCGATGCCTCACTGGGTGACCGTGATGGTATCCGGACCATGGAGCTTCCTTATGGTGCTCACGAGGTTACCGGTGATGATGGCGTTTCAATCGCGTTTACATAAAAAATAATTTAAGGAAAAAACAACATGGCAATAACAGTTAATAAAAAACTAGGTTCTACCTGGTATACACCAGACTCAGAAAAAGAAAGTGAAGAACCTGCAAAATTTAAAATCAAACAGTTAAATGGTGAACAGCTTGATGATGCTTTAAATGGTGCAGTCATGTCTGAGGGTGGCAGATTACGACTATCACCATCAGGTGTTCGTGCAGCGTTAAAAGCAGGAATTGAAGACTGGGAAGGAATTAATGATGGCGGTGACAAATTAAAATGTACGCATGTAAATCATCGATTCTTACCATGGTCATTGCGACAAGAACTCGCGGGTGAAATTATTAACCAGTCTATGCTGAGCGAGGAAGACGAAAAAAACTCCTGATCGCAATCGAAGTAAGAAACAATTATAAAGATTTTGATTGCGATAATTGTAAACAGTCTCATCACTGCACTGAAATTGCGGGTGATGAGCTTTGGCCACAATCAAATGGGGCAGCACCCATAGAGTTTTTAGAAGTGCCAGGTGTTATTGATTCAAGGGTTTGTTTAAAGCCAATGATTACACCGTTCTCATACAGTTTAATTAGTTATTATTTGCATTATAAGAACGGTGTTTTATGGAAAGCAGGTGGTATAAGTGATCAGCCTGCTATTTATTTAAGAGCTATGGAATTAATTGGTTCAAGATTACAAAAATAATGTTTTCTTTTTGCCGCAAATTGAACATGCACCTTGAGATGAATTGCTCAATGAAACAAGTATCCAAACAGGTACCCAGATACCGGCTGTAACCACAGAAAGTAAAAGATGTAATACGTGCGATGTAGATGGACCAAGATGCATGGTTGGTTTACCGCACTGTTTACACTTATGCATATATTGACGTGAACCCATAATTCCTCCTTGGAATGTTATTGATTTTATATGTAAAAGCTTATGGGGGCTAAGTGAAGATCGCACGATCTCACCGAGACGTCAAATAAGCATTAATTAATACAAAATATTTAGTTAAAACAACGTGATAGGACGCTTCGGCGTCCTTTTTTATTGGGCAAAAAAATGACAGCAGCAGCTACTTTTGACATAAAAGCAAATGATAGAACGAAAGCTGCTTTTGAGTCTGTTAATAAACAACTAAAACAGCTGGGAACAGATGTTCTTAAATACACATCTGTTGCTGGTGCTGCCCTCACTGGGTTATCTGTGTTATCTGCGCGTAACGCAAAGGAAATGACGGCTTATGCGCGTGCGATTGGTGTAAGTACCAGTGAACTTTCTGCGTGGGGCCATGCCTCTGAAACGGTATCTATTAGTCAGGAAAAATTGAATGACATTCTGAAAGATACCAGTGAAAAAATTGGTGACGCTTACGCGAACAAAGGTGGTGAAGCAGTTGAAATTCTTGAGCGTTTAAATTTAAACGCAAAAGATATGGCTGCTTTATCGCCAGATCAGCAATTACTTAAAATTGCCGGTGCACTTGACCAGGTGGGCACCCAGTCTGAAAAAGTATTAATTCTTGAATCGTTAGCATCTGATGCAAGCCTGCTTATCCCTTTGCTTGAAAATAATGCTGAAAAATTAAAAGAGCTAACGAGTGAAGCACACGCAATGGGTGTATCGCTAAACGATATTGATGCCGCAAGAATTGAAGAAGGCAATAAAGCATGGAGTAAAATGCTTTCAATAATTGAAGGTATTGGTAACAAAATAGCATCAAAGTTTTCTCCATATATTGTTGAAATTGCCGAACGGTTTGGTATTGCCGCAAAAGAATCAAACGGTTTTGTCGATGTTGTTGAAAACGGAATGCAGACAGCAACAATGTCCGTGGCATACCTTGGTGATGTGATACATGGTTTGGAGGTTGTCTGGAAGGGTGTAGAAGTAATATTCAAAGGTTTTGCTGCTGGACTGTATGACACACTAGATGCGCTTCAAGAACAAATACTTGGTGTTATTAACCTGGTGCCTGGCGTTGACATTAAACCAATTGAAATGCTTGGTGCAATTACAAGAGAGGCCAATAAAGAATTTGAAAACTCTAAGATTGTACTGGAGGAACTGGTTAGCCAACCAATGCCAAGTGAAGCAATCGAAGAGTTTTTTAATAATGTTGATGAAAGAGCAACGGCCTCTGCTGAGAAACTAGCAAAAGTTATTAGCCCTAATAATGCATCTGATGATGATGTTGGTGATGCTGAATTTGATAATGAAGCTGAACTTGAACGACTTCTTGAGAAATATGAAAGCGAGTATGTTTTATTAGAAGAAAAATATGCTAATGAACAACTGTTATTAGATCAGGCATACCTGGCAGAAGAAGTCTCCAAAGAAAAGCATGAGCAGACAATGGCTGCTATTGGTAAAAAGTATGCCAAGCAGCGTCAAAAACTTGAAAAGATTGAAACAAAGCAACGGCTAGCTGCGTTCCAGGGGATGTTTGGCAACCTGTCATTATTGATGGAGTCAAACAACAAAAGAATGTTTGAAATTGGTAAAGCCGCCGCTATTGCTGATACGGTGATTTCAACGTATTCATCAGCGCAAAAAGCTTATGACTCAATGGCAGGCATTCCATATGTTGGTCCATTTCTAGGGGCTGCTGCAGCAATAGCTGCGGTTTCAGTAGGTATGCAACGCGTTAATGCGATCAGAAGCACGTCATTTGGAAGTACATCTGCTGGTGGTGGCGGTGGAGGTGGTGGGTTTACAGGCTCAGGTTCTATTGGTGGTGCACCGGTTAACAACTCGTTACCACCACCACCGCAAGATCCACCTGAAGCGGCTAATCCCGCACAAACTGAAACAGTAATTATTCAAGGCGTAGACCCTGACAAAATGTTTAGCGGTCAACAGATGCGTGATCTTGCTGAACGGTTAAATGAGAATGTGAGTTTTGCATGAGTAATCCATTTATTTTATATAACAACTTATTGCCTGGTGCATCGATCATTACAGTTACTAGCGAAGCAAGCGGGTATGAAAAAGAAAATGCATATAATTATTTAACCTGGGACCACTGGAAGCCGTCTGCATCGGGTACGGTTTATTACACTGTTGATTTAGGTTCTGCCCAGTCCATTGATGCCTGGGGGGTTGTTGCTCATAACCTGGGTAATAATAGCGCGAGTATTAAATTGCAATACAGTGATACTGGTGCATGGGCGGGTGAAGAGGTTGATGTGGGTACTGCTGTTAGCCCGGATACAACTGAAACAATAATGAAAACATTCACCTCGCTCTCTAAGCGGTATTGGCGCTGGGAGATTGTTTCTGCTTCAGCAGCTTCTCAAATTGGGCTGTTGTTTCTTGGGGTTAAAATGGAAATGCCATCTGGTTTAGGGGTTGGTTTTGCTCCTGATGCATTGGCTCCACAGTATGAGCCTCGTTATAACTTAAGTGATGATTCTGCCTTACTGGGTGCTTCACTTTATAAAAAACCCATTAAGAACACGATGAAGTTTAAGCTGTTAACACCTGCATGGGTTCGTGCTAACTGGGAACCGTTTTTGCGCCACGTTGAGCAAAATAAAGGTTTCTTGTATCAGCCTCAGCCTGACGATTACCCGAGTGAGGTTGTTTATGCTTTTGCAGATAAAAAGAAAATCAAAGCACCTAAGTATTCTCAAACAAAATTTATGAGTGTTGACTTAGGCTATATAGGTACTGTTGCGTGAGTTATGAGCTTGAGAAGGTTAAAGTCAATCGCAAACCTATTCGTTATTGTGAGATTGATTTTAAAAAATGCGCAGAAGTAAATGGTGTCGGCTCTTGTACAGCTAACCGTACTATCACTGGAACAGCTGCTGCAGGCAGTAATAATACTATCACCTTAGATGGTTCGGCTTCTGCTGTTGATGATACTTATAACGGGCAAGTTGCTTATATTTCTGGTGGTACCGGTTCTGGTCAGACTCGCGTTATTAGTGATTATGTTGGCTCAACAAAAGCGGCCACGGTTACTGAAGACTGGGATACAAATCCTGACGTAACAAGCACTTATACGATTATTGATCGGCCAAACGCATGCCGTAATACCCGCAAATCTTGCCAAGACCCGGTAAACTTTAATGGTACCGCGACGTTAACAATCCGGTTAAGTGAATTCACCCTGGAGCAACTAGGTATTCCAGCAATACCGTGTATTGAAAAAATAAGTACTGCGCATAGTGTTATTGAGCCTGGTCAGGAAAGCACAGGCAAAAGTGCCGCCCTTGCAATTCAGTGTAAAGATTTACCTTATCATGATCGTGGTATTGACCCGTATGTTTCAGCCAGAACGTATGTCCCTGAAGAGCAGGGCACGCTATTTGGCAAATTAAAGGCGGCTAACCCATATTACCAAGGGGCAGAGGTTCGTGTTTATTCCGGTTATTTAACCGATACATATAGTGTTGATAATTTTAAAAAGAAAACATACTTTCTTGAGAAATTTGATGGTCCCGATTTAAGGGGAAATATTAAATTTATCGCTCAAGATATTATGCGGCGACTGTCTGATGATCGTGTTACCTACCCAGAGCAAACTGATGGAAAGTTAACAGCAACGTTAGCTGTTGGAACAACAACTTCATTTACCGTATCTGGGGATGAAGATAAATACGACACCGCTAATGGCGCTGTTCGTATTAATGATGAAGTTATTCGCTATACAACCGGTTTAGATAACGGTGATGGCACGTTTACTTTTTCAACCTTAACGCGTGGCTCAGATAATACCGAAGCAGATGAACACGAGCTTGATGATGCTGTTCAAAAATGCGTTGAGTTTGTAGATGAATTACCACGTGATATTGCCTATACGCTTTATACAGAAGCCGGTATTTCAGCTAGTTACCTGGACACAACCCAATGGGATGTGATTGCAGACAGGTGGCTGCAAAAGAGCTACTCACGGTTACTCACTAAGCCAACAGGCATTGATAAGTTACTTGGCGAATGCCACGTGCAAATGAATTTCTTTACCTGGTGGGACGAGGAAACCAGCAAAGTACAGCTTGAAGCAATCCGACCACCTGACTTTGGGACGGCAACGTATACACAAGCATCACACTTTAAACGCGGCACGATTGAAGTTCTTGAAAAAACGGACAAACGGATCACCCAGGTACGCGTACATTACAACGCTAAAAATCCTGTCGAAGGTAATGAACCTGAACACTTTAAACGCCGGGTAAGAAACTGGGACATTGGTGCTGAAGGTGATGATCAATACGGTGACTCACGCATACGTGAAATTTATGCCACCTGGATAACTGATGAAGCATCTGCCGCATTATTAGCAGGGCGAATGGTAGATCGCTTTCGGGATAATATCCGAATGCTTAAAGTGAAAATGGATGCGAAAGATGACGCCTTGAAAACAGGCGATCAATTTTATGCCGATACTGATGCATTACAGGACTTAGATGGATCTTCAAAACCCACGCTATTTCAAGTCGTGCAGCGTGATGAAATTGAATCAGGTTCTGTCTATGCCTATCGAGCATGGGAATTATTTTATTTCGGGCGCTATATGTTTATAGGTGCCGCAGGTTCACCAAACTATGGAAGTGCAACAGATGAACAAAAACAATCAATCGGATACATCTCAAGTGCAGGCGGAGGAGATTACTCTGACGGAGGCGCTGCACACAAAATCATTTGATACAGATGAATCAATACTGCATGAAATTATGCGTGTTGATAAAGAACGGCGCTCTGGCAACAACCATAATTCATTACCATTGGTCAATGTAGGCATTCCTTTATCAGTGACTATTGATTGCCCGATTGTTAGACCAATGATACGCAGTGCAATAAATTGTAAAAAATGTGAGTTTTTTAAAGGTATTGTTCAAACCTCATGGAGCGACAAAGAGGAAATTAGCTGGTCACACAAATATGCAGTTCGCTGCGGATTTATTCTTGAAAGAAAAACACGTCAAATTGTAGCGGAGTAATAAATGACAACTTTTTCAGCAATTACATCTGGTCAAATCGATGCAGAAAGCCCTTATGACACTACACTAGCAGCTCAGCATTCTAATAACTATTTGGCTGTAATTGAAGGAGATGCGTCTGCATCTGCACACAAAATACAAGCCGCTGCATTAGATAGTGGAATCATTGATCAAAATGCTATAGGTGCGGGCGCAGTAGGGCAAAGCGAGATAAAAACAACGACCGGGGTAGTCTCAACAACAAGCCTTACGTATGCAAATATTGTTTTGCCTGGCGGGCTATATGGTCTTTACCCGCAAGTGAATCAAAATACATCAGGCAAGACTATGTCAGCTAAAATTGCCGAGAATTTTACTTATGATCCAGCGTACAGTACGCGCATATCACTATTAACATCATCAGGCGGGACCGCGTTCGCAAGGCAGCCCTATATACAAGCATCACCGCCTTACGATCTAGGTGATGGTGCTATACCGATGTTTATATTTTTAGACGTTGATAGCTTAGGTAATGTACGTAGTTTATATGCAGCACCAGAAGCTCCTTGGCACTATAATGGTTTTACAGATATACGTGCAAACCGAAAAGATAAAGTTAGCGGCAGAAGCTGGAAAGAAGTTCCGCAAATTATAGCCGAACTTAATGATGCGAACTTAACAAAGCAGGAAGCCGTTAGACTAGGGCTATATAGTAAGATAGAAATAGCGGACAGAATCGCCAACGACGAACAAGTTGAAATAGAAATAACGCAAGCAATTAAACAGGCTGACATGCCTATCGTTCCGCACCCTTTTATTGGCCATGACTTAAGAAGTTCAACCATAGTGATACTAGATCCAGTTTCACCAACAACAGAAAAACTATTAACACTGCATGACGATGGTGAAAATATAAATGAATTAATTCACGAAGGTAAAGTTACCTTTGGCAATACTCCATTAGTTCGCTCTGTACCTTTTGGTGTTATGGCTGTTGATTTGACTTTATAAAGGTAATTTATGAAATATT